TACTAAGTAATGTAGATACTTTATATGATTTTTTAAGTCTCCACCAGCTACTGCATAACTATGAACTAGCGTTCCAGTTCTATGCTCTTCGTCTATTTCCAAAACCGACATAGCAAAGAAGTCAGAGCTAGGGCTATTAGAGAAAGACGGGTCAATTCCAATTATATACTTCTCTGAAGGCTTTCCTTTTATAAGAGTCGTCGGCTCTTCTCCGTTTGGTATCGTACATTCATGCATCTTTTTCGCGCTGAAATAGCTGTCTGAGCCATCAGTAAACTGAGCGCAATATTCCCTCTGGAACGAGGAGTGGGACTGACCACCGCTTTGAGCTTCCTCGATAATAGTCTTATCAATCATCTGCTCCGGTAAAGCCTCGTAACTCATTTGCGAAATAAAATACGACGCAGTACTGTCTTTTTCTGGGTTGTGTATTTTCTCTGTCCAGTCTTGGTACGTTTTATATAGATTCTCGAAAGTATAACTAGCAGAAGATAAAGCCACCATCTTGGTATTGTTCTCGAACACCATACGGTCTTTTTCTTCCATAGCACCCTTCTCTATAAGGGAGTCTTCCATTTCCCTTATTTTAATTCTTTCAGCCATGTCTTGAGGAGCCACAAGGAATGGCATTAGCACTGTTTTAATTGTTTCCTCTGGCAGTAGTAAGAACTCATCCAGTACAAGAACGTTTGCTCTAAAACCACGAATTTTTTCACCAGACAAAGGAATAGCTGTGATCGTCCCCCCATTGATTTGCCACTCGTATTGGTCATTCCTTTTGGATGGATTCACAGAGAAAGCTTGCATGAGTAACTCTGCTCCCTTTGTTTTTACTAGTTTTTCTAAATTATTAAAAATAAAACGAGCGGTACGAAAGGTTGGTCCAGCTATAAGAATCTTAGTACCGGGATTAAAAATGCATTGCAGAAAACAAAATACAGAAGCAATAAATGTTTTGCCGCAACCACGACCCCATACGCACATGGAAAAGTTTTTGTTCATTAAACCCTTCAAAGTGATCTCTTGAAAGGGCGCTAGCTTCAAGCCAGAGATAAGCTCTGTAGTAAAGCTTAAGTTATGTCGAAGAAATTTAGCTAAAGATATTTTAGCTTCTTTATCTTCCAGTTCTCCCTCTAGCTTAACGAAGTTTTCGTTTAGGTTAGGAAATTTCTTTTCGTTGTCAGTCGCGTACCACATTATAGATTCTTAGTATCGTAGCATAACTGCAAATCTACGCCTCTCACTATACATCCTACGGTTAGAATTTTTTCAGTAACTCTAGACGCTTCATCTTGACCATCAACAAATAGAAATTGGATGTGGTTATTGTTTTGTATAAGCTGTCTTACTCTATGGAATATGAATTCTGGCGTAGCTTTAATCTTGCTAGACAACTCTCTTAAAGAATTAAAATTTAATGCAGAACTCAACTTCTTTTCAACAACTATAATCAAGTATGCATCCTCGGACTCTGCTCTCTCTATTTCTCTCTCGAACCTATCAAAGCCTCCGCTTATTGTTCCTATGAAGTCGTTTAAGGACTTTCTCTCTATGTAGGAATTACAAGACACCGACCTGTCGCTGAAGGTATAGTCCCCAAACTTAAGCTTTCTCACTCTGAAGTCTCTGTCGAATTTCAGTGGCGTTTGCTCTCTGGTGTCTATGAAAATTTTGTATTCATTCTTATCATACTCTTCTGGTTCTGGAATTTTAGTTACGTTTTCGAATCTATTCTGGTAGCCTATTGACTCGCATAACTTATAATAATTTCCGAACCTCTTATGATAGAACTGTATAGGGGGAAATAGCAAAGTCCTTAGCTCTACTTGAGTAGGGGAATAAACTAAAGACTTTTCTTCTTTTCTCTTCGTAAGTAAATCTTCGCAGTAATTTTTAACTGTTTCTTCATCTGACGACTTAAGCCAGTTTCTTAGGTTTTCTCTAGAGTTAAAATCTGTACTGAAGTATTGTTTCTTGTTTTTAAATTTAATGATTTTATTATCATGCTTGTCGTACCTAGGGAAGTACTTTTGGTAATACTCAACCATTCTGAGTTTATGAGCCTTAAGATGAGCGTGTAGCTTTCTATCTGACTCAAACTCTTTGCCGCAAACAGCGCATTTAACCATTAACTGCTTCATCTTTAGATAAACCCATTATCCTACACTTTACGTCGTCCATATCTTCGAACTTGTTTACTTCGTCGGAGACTACTTGTTTCTTTCTCTCTGCTAGCTCTATAAGTTTCTTTCTAGACTCTTCTTCTTTCCAGAGTTGAACTAGGTTTAAGATACTCGCGTTCTCTTTGATTTGATTCTTGAGTCTATCGCTTCTTTTTTCTTTTAGATCGTTAAGAAGCTTTTGTTGTCTATTAACGCATTGATTATATTCGTTTTGCGCGGTGTTGATCGATTCTACCAAAGCCATAGATATTCTCGCGCCGTCTGTTTGGTCTGCGCTTTGATCTAGCAGTGCTTGAAGGTGCTCTACTCTTCTTTGGATATTAGAAGAGATAACAACTTCCGCAGATAGTACTATGTATTGGTCTACTTCCTCTTGGGTTAAATCTGGTTTGTCGTATGTATACCTAATAAAACTCGATTCGTACAACTCTCTGTCTGTGAAGCTGTCATAACCATTTATGATATGCAAAAATCTGTAGGTATGCATATAACCTATTAAGGCGTTTATACCTTTCTTTGTGCTTGCGGGTATGTTATTCTTATCAACCCCATCTAAAACAAACTTATTGATTCTAGCTAAAGTTTTATCAAAAGTCTTGGGTGGCTTGTATTCTACAATCTCTTCATTTGATTCTGGCTCAAATACAGATACTTGGCTAGGTAGAGTAGCTATGTAATCATTTACGACTCTAGCTTCTGAGCTTAAGTTATTTAGCTTGTGATCTTCGAAAAGCACGCGAGCCATCTCGTGACCCCTCATAGTGCCTACGTTATTAACGATAAACTCTTTGTGTTCTTCGGTTAGGACTACATCTTTACCTTTGCTTTCGTGAGCTTTCTTAGCGGATATGTTTACAGAACTTAAAAATGCTTTAATGCACTTACCGTATTTACTTCTGCCGTCTTGCAGTTCTTCCGGTATTTCTGGAAAGCCAACTTGAACTAACTTCTTTAGAGAAGGAGGATTCTCTTTGTTAGAGTTCCATTCTTCAATTATAGAATTTTGCCCATCTGAAGATAAGCATATTTCCTCTAAACAAAATTCATCACGTTCCATAACTAAAAAATATCTAACTTTCCAGAGCTTATAAGATTTTTAGTTTTATCTATTATAGATTTTCTAATATTCTTGATTTGCTTATAACCCGGTGGTCTGTTTTTTTCTGTGCTTCTGTACCCCATCTTTTTTGCTGTTTCTTCTTCAGATAGGTTTTCTATGTATAAATACTGATAGACTTTCCATTCCGTTGGTTTGAGGTGAGTTTCCAGCGCTTTGTTTAGTCTTTTAAAGTTGCTCTCTAAATCGCAGTCTTCACTAGATGATTTAAATATTTCTTGAGAGTGGTTTTCTAGGGGCAAGGGTATTTTAACGTCGTGTGCTTTCTTTTTACTTTTTTCCCAAAATGCATATAAAGGACAGCTATTGTCTTGTTTCCCATATATAGAACAAAAATCTATACCTTCAGAGGCTGAACATTTTAAACAGGGTCTTGTGAAGTTAGAATAGTTATTCCTTATTAAATTTTTTATTTGATTAGATATTATCCTGTTTAACCAAGGAGCTAGTGGTTTTTGGGGATCATATAATTCCCACTTCATATATATGTGTATTCTTAGTATTTGGGCTACATCTTCGAAATCCATCCATGATATAGCCGTTAAGCTCCATTTTTTTCTACGCTTGTTTATTTCAAAATCAATCTCTCGGATAAAATCCTCGAAACTGACCTTAATTTCTTTTTCGCTTTTCTTTTCGTCTGGATCGGACAATTATTTTTTCCTTATTGATCCAGCCTCTTTTCGAAAATCATTCAAGAAGTTTTCGTTATTAGGTAGTTGCCTTTCTCCTTCATTGCCGCCATTTACTGGGTTATCAATTAACCCACCTAACGTTTCCTTTGGAGCTTCAAATCTTTCGACTTCGAAGTCCAACTTATTTATGTTAGCAGAGTAGCCGCCCGCCGATTCTTCCTCCTCGACACCCAAGACCTCCTCCTCTACTTCTACTTGCTCTTCCTGCGCTTCCGATGAAGCATAATTTTTACCTAAATCAAGCTTAGCTCCACAGCTAGCACAAAATTTAGGTTTATTGGTTACAGAATAAACAATCTGCGAACCGCAAGATGTGCAATATTTTTTCATAAATAATTTTAAATATACACGGATTTAAATAAAAACAAACCCCAACTTATTTAATATGTAGTTAGACTTAAATAACTGTAATTATATTTAACATGGGAAAACAACAACAAGATAGCTTTCTTTTTACGAATACGAAAGGTGTTACGTATGAGATTGTTTTCCGTAAACCTAGGAAAGATGCTTACGGTGCAGATACCTTTGGGCTGTGCGTAGACCCTAGTGAAGCTAAGGGAGATTACACTCCTAAAATCTACATAAATCCGTATTTAACAAAAAAATCAGAATTAAACACTTGTATTCACGAAATAGCTCACGCATTCTTTTGGGACAAGTCAGAAACGGACGTTAGTAGATTTGCAGATGTTTGTTCTAATTTTTTGTATAAAAATGGCTGGAGACTCGAAAAAAGAAAGTTCCAAGCGCCTCCTAGAAAAAGGAGGAAGCCTTTCGATAAAGAAGAAAAAAAAGAGGGGGATAAAGATGACAAATAATTTTTTTGAAAAAATAGAAGAGATTTTAGACTTGTCTTACGAGCTTTGCGAGCATGATGATGCCGAAGTCTCCAGAATAGCTGTTAAAATAAATAACCAAATTTACGACTTAAAAAAAGAACAGTCTAATAGCAAAAGGGATATATCGAACTCTATCCATAAGCTCTCCAAAAGAAAAACTCTAAAAATAGAAGATATAAAAAATATACTTAGGTCTAATGGCGTGGATGTCTAACGTTTATTAACGTTCTTCATTTTCTTGACTAAGAACTTAACTAAGTCTGACCTCATGATGTCTTCTTCGTCGAACTCAAATGTCCTAACGCCTTTTTCGTAGCTTTCCTCGTCTGAGAACAGCTTAAATAACTTTTCAAATGCTCCGTCTTTGTTGTGATGCAGATCAGTTTGCATTGGGTCCGCTAAGATAAAGCATCTACTGTGATTGCCCATTCTGGTCAATACAGTAGTAATTTCCTTTAAGGTGCTATTTTGGGCTTCATCCAAAATGATACATTTTGACGCCCAGTTCATGCCTCGCGCAAAATTAACTGGAAACATGGAGATACGCCCCTCCTGTTCAAGCTTCTCGACTCTGGTATCTGGTAGTAGTTCGTCCAGCTTGTC